CGCAGTTCCTGCAACAACTGCGGTACAAACCGTAAGTGCCACAAGTGGAAAATATATGACTTCAGTAACTGTTAATCCACAAGCTCATTCATCTACTTATAACTTAAAACAAGTTGTTGCAAATACAAAGATTGATTTAGCAGCTTAGCATAATTATCGTTATATTGCTTTTTATGGATACGATTATAACTTATGTAATATGACGGGAGCTGGTACAGCAACAATTAAAATGACTTGCCCATGGAATGGTTCTGGCGCAAACTTTACGTACGCATATTGGAAAGTGCCAGCTAAATTTTATTTAAGATGTTTTATGTTCCATGGCATTGATAATCGTATGCATGGCTTTATGGATGCAGGTGCTAGTACTTGGCACACTAGGGTTGATGACTCGACTTGGGGTTTTCAATTAAAAAATACAGCTACTGCACAAACAACTTGGAACTCAACCAACTATGGATGGTATCGTGGCACATACAATGGCTCTAAGCTATATCCAAATAGTACCATTTATGTTGCGACTCAAGCAACCGGTACTGGAACTAATACAGTAAAAGGAATATATGGCGGTTTTTATGTCGCCTAATATATATAAGGAGTAAAAGGAGTATGAAATTATCAGTTATTATCCCGTGCTATAATTGCGCGGAAACAATTGAAAGAGCATTAGATTCAATTATCGCACAAAATTGTGAAAATTTAGAAGTTATTATTTGCGATGACCATTCAACAGATAACAGTATTGAAATTTGTCATACCTATGACGATAAATTAAATATGGTTTACACCGAAACCAAGCCGCATGGTATGCATTGCCCAAACAATACTCGACTTGATGGTTTAGAAGTTGCTACTGGTGACTGGGTTACTTTTATGGATGATGATGATACGTTTGTAGCAGATAAATTCAATACTATTCTAGCTATTATTGAACAAGATTTAATAGAAAATCCAGACAACCCACATGGTATGGTCGCAACAAATTGCGCCGGCATCAATGATGATACTAATGAACAAGTAGATTTGTTTGGCGCAACCTCATCATGTTTATTACATGGCAAATTTTTTAATAGACAATATTTAATTGACCATGATTTAACACCACGAGAAAATGTATTTATCTATGAAGATATTTTATTTTTACAGCGCTTTAATGCTTACCAGGCGGTAGTTAATAGTAATTTTATAGCTATTGATGATATTACCTATGAGTGGCGTTTAAATAAAAATTCATTCTCTCATTGGTTAGATCCACAAGGTATTGACTTTGACTGGTTTTATTTCGATTATTGGGTTTATGCTAATACATTTCCGTTTTATGAAGCTTGGGAAAAATATCATGTAGAAGAAAGCCGTGGAGCATTATTAACTTGGGCTTGTCAAGCTTTATTAGGCTATTATTTCTTATATATGATTTTAATTAATGACCCGACTTTTGCTCCACGTTATTATCGGTTAAAAGTAAAAGAAGTTGTAAAAAATATCACTCGTATTTTTAATACCGATTTAGAAGAAGTTATAATGCGCGCCCTAGCCGACCCAGAAATTTATGATGGTTTACGTCTTAGTACTGGTAAAGGCCGTGGACAACATTTTATAGAAACAAAATCCTTTCATCAATTCATCAGAGATATATGGAATGATGAATATGAAAGTGATTATATAGTAAATTATTTTATGGGAGGCCCTAATGAGCAACAAAGTGTATGATGTATTAAAAATACTTGCGCAAATCATTTTACCATTCGCTGCCATGGTTGTTGCAATTCTTGGCGCGGTTGGTATTACGCAGTATGGCGAAGTCATCTTAGCAATCGCAACAGCAATTAATACATTTATTGGTGTTCTGTTAAAGATGTCTTCAGACAAGTATTGGAGTGCAAAAGATGACCCCGATGCAGGGAGGGATGAAGCAAATGGCTAAATCATGGTTCTAGGTTTGTAAGGATGCCCTTGAGATGTACCGTAACCGTGATCAATATGCGTATTTTTACGGCGCGAAAGGACAGAAATTAACGAAGGCTACGATGGACGCGCTTTGGAGCGCAGAGCCTGGACACTTTAAGAAATACTCAGCCGCTGAAAAAGAGCAGATCTATCGCAATTCTCTTAATAAGATTGGACTTGACTGCTCTGGCTTTGTTTGCCGTGTAACTGGCGAAACTGGTTATTCAATTTCAATTTATAATAAGAGAACAAAAGAAACTACAATGGCTGATGGTCTTGCTGGCCAATTCCTATTTACTACATGGGGCGGTTCAGGTAGACATATTGGTATTGATGCTGGTCTTGGTTTTTGCTTAGACATGGGTTATGAATCTACCGATGCCAATGTCGCGGCACATCGTGATTCAGTCCGTCTGAGTCGCATCGTTGATGTAGCTTGGGAACATTCATTCCAGACAGCTGCCGTTAATTATAATGGAGCTTATGGTACCGATCCAAATGGTAAGCCTTCACCAGCTCCTACACCTACTCCTACACCTACTAGTAAGGTAGGACAGGCTACTACAGCTGTTAATTTAAGAGTTGGTCCTGGTGTAAACAACCAAGTTTGCAATATCGACCGCAATGATGGTAAGGGTGTTCGTCACGTCTTATATGAAGGTGAAAAGGTTGACATTATTGGCCAAAGTGGCAACTGGTATCAAACCAATATTAAAGGTGCTAAATATACTTGGCAGCCTTGGGTTTGCAAAGATTATATTAAATTAGTCTAAGGAAATTAAAATAAAACGCGCCGGCCTTTATGGCCGGCGTGAGTTAAAGGAGTACAATGGCACAGACATATACAACTTTACCAAGTTTATTTACAGCGATAGCAAGTGCAATTCGAGCTAAAACTGGAACAAGTAGTGCAATCGTTGCTGATAAATTTCCAAATTATATTACTACTGTTTATAACGCTGCAAAAGTGGGCACTGCTAGTGCAGCCGATGTCAGATCCAGTAAAACTTTTACCAATTCATCCACTGTTGGCGCCACTGGCACGATGGCTGATGCCACTACTGGTACAGCTAGTTCTGGTACATTGGTTGCTACTAAGACGCCTTCAACTTCTATTTAGTATGTAAATGTTACAGCTGGATATACGGCTGCGAAATATTGGAAAATTAATGCAATGACAGCTGGATCTGCCGCAGTGACGGGGACCACATGGACTGCTAATCCAACAATTACTGTTAGTACCAAAGGTGTAGTAACATCCACCTATAACACAACCCAATCTGTTGGAGCTTCAGTTACATCTGGTTATATTACTTCCGCCACAGCAGGCACTATGAAGGCAAGCGGAACAACGACTTATCAAATTACTACTTTCGCCGCGACTACATATACTCCTAGTACAGCCGTTTAGACTGCATCTGTTAAAGATAAATATTGTACTGGCAATATTACAATTAAAGCAATGCCATTTTAGATGAAGGTGTTAGAAAAGACCATGTCAAGCAGCACTAAAAACTTTGCTTATGTTAATACTGGTGGTAGTGGTACTGCTGCTTTAAGATATTATACTGTTACTAAATCTGAAATAGGATTTGACCCTGATGCAATTTGTTGGCAAGATACTGGAGAAAACTATTTTAAAGGATGCTGGTTTAAAATAGTGCCTAGTTATATAGCTTTTGTATGGAATGGTTTCTTAATTGCAAATACGGGTGGTGTTGTTACTAATAGCTCTTCAACCACATGGGGCGGTTCAACGCAACCTTCTACTTATTATATTCCAGCTAACAATGGTGGTGCTGGCACTGGTACTGGTAAAATTGTTTTTGTAAAATTCTAAAAAAGAGAGGCTTAACGCCTCTCTTTCTTTTTATCTATTTTTAATCCAAATTAAACGATCTCGTGCCCTAGTCGTTGCTACATAACAAACATTTTTTTCTTCATCATTATAAAAACGCGCGCCTATAACTATTACATTATTCCATTCTAACCCTTTCGCGCTATGTATTGTTAAGACTTTTACTGTATTGTTATTCATTCGATTTAATAATTCTTCTTTGGTCAAGTCGCCTTGTCGAAAAGTATCATATGGAATACCAGCTTCACGAAGCATAAAGTTTATTTGTTGTATCTATGAATTAGTGCGGCATAAAATTGCCCATTGACTATAGGGCGGCCGCGCATTAATCTAACTTATAATTGTGTATGGATCAAAATAGGTTTCTTGAACTATCCCCGTAGTATCTCGCATAGGAATTGAATCATCAATTTCACCAGTTGTACGAATAATACGTTTTGCATAATCTAAAATACGACTGCCATTACGATAATTTTCATTTAAATGACATGTATGAACCCCTGGCCGCTCTGCAAGCTCTAATAATAACTCTGGTTCAGACCCCTTCCATTGATAAATTGATTGTTTTACATCACCGCAAACAAAGAAACAATCAGGATCAATCATATCAAATAAAAATTCAAACTATAATTGGTCTGAATCTTGAGCTTCATCTAATAAAACCCAATCTAAATGTTTAATACATTGCGGGTAACGTTTTACCATAGGAAAAAGCTCATCAAATTTTTCATCATCTAAAATCTCACCAGTTTTTATTCCAGCTGATAATAAAAAATAATTAGCCAATGCATGAATAGTCCCAACAAATAATCCTGGTTTATAATCTTCACCTAATCTTTCTTTTAACTCAGCTGCAGCCATATTAGTAAAAGTAATAACCGCGATCTATTTTGGGTCTACATTATTTTGTAAAAGCTATCTAACTTTTTCAGTCATAACTTTTGTTTTTCCGCTTGCAGCACTCGAAAGCACCACTATTTTATTATAGGGTGCATCTATAATCTCTTGCTATAATTTTGAAAGTTCCATCAACCCTCCCGTTGGTTATATCCATAAGTTTTAGTATCGTAGAATGTAATCCAATATTTTTCTCTTTCGGTAAGCTCATCTTTTGCAACTTCTTCAATAACTTCCCAAGTAAAATTATCAACACCATATTTTTTCAAAGCGCGCTAAAATTGCGATTCGGCAACACCGCCCAATCCCAGAGCTGCCTTGATATGATTCTACCACCGATCCGCAATTTTAACGCTTTTGCCAATGTAGGATTCATGTGTTTGAATATTAGTTACTTTATAAATACCTGAAGGATTTCGATTTACCAAAACCCGTTGCACCATTTCTTTGGTCGGGCGCGAAATATAGTTGTCATAAATAAATTTATTGAAAATTTCGACACTTGAAAGACGAGGCCGAATTTCATTTAAGATTTCAATGTCCTCTTTTACGGCATTCGTAAGCTAAACACGATAAAATTCATTCTTTTCTTCGATGGCGCGCCGTCTAAGGATTTCTTTATTTACGGCATCAAATTTTGATTGATATTCTGCTAACTTACCAATGGTAAATTTTAACTGTTCCTCTTTAATAACTAATTCACGTTCATATGATTTTACAGTTTCTTGATAACCTTCTGTAGCCGCTTCTTGTGCAGAACGAGCCCAGTCACAAACTTCTGCATTAATCTAATTTATCTTATAATCGCGTTGTTCTTCAATAAGTCTATCTAATTCTTGTTCACGAAATCTACGAAGAGACTCGTTGAAGTCTTTTTTTGTATCAATTTCATGTTCAAGTTCTTTTAGCTCATTTGTTTTTTTATTAACGGCTGCGGTAATACTACCATATTTTTTATTTAAATCTTGAAGATAATCTTCTTCGTATCGTTTAAAATGAGATTGTTTTTCTTTATTATAATGAATTATATAAATTATTAGCGCAAGAGCTAATAATGCACAAACTACATAAATATACCACATTATATTTTTCTCCATTATTTTCTTTAATTATATTATAGCAAAATTTCTAGCAATTTTCAAGTTTGCAAATTTGATTTTTTGAAAAAACTGTTATATAATAATAATATAAAAAGGAGAGTGGCAATATGAAAAATTATATTGATGGTATTGATTTCCATGAATTAGAAGCACAGCGGTATTGGACACCACCAGCATCCTGGGATGCGAATAGGAAGAAGACAGAAGTCCATGATGCAATTTTCTCTGGTGAATATATCGGCGCCAGGAAGATGGATGGAGCATTTTATAAATTCACCAAAGATGAAGATGGCAATATGGAGCTTCTTGGGCGCGCAAAGAGTGTTTCAGGGGATTATTTGAATAAAATTGAATGGGTTCCACAGCTTCAGCCTATTTTTGATAAATTACCAAATGGTACTTGCTTACTTGGAGAAATTTATTTCCCAAACAGAGAAGGCTCAAATTATGTAACAACTATTATGGGTTGCTTGAAAACAAGAGCCATTTCTCGTCAAGAAAGTGGTGATAAACTTCATTATTATGTATTTGATGTACTTGCTTGGAATGGAAAATCTTTAATTAATTCAAATATTGAAGAACGAATTGATTTTCTTGAAGTCGGTCGTCTTGGATATAAAAGTGATTTTATTGAGTGGGCTAGCTATGATGAAGGAGAGGAACTCTGGAACTCACTTCAAGTTATTCTTTCAATGGGCGGCGAAGGGATTGTAATTACAAAAAAAGGAACTTGTTACCAGCCTGGTAAACGTCCTGCGCGACAGACCTTCAAGGTTAAAAAAGAACTTCAAGAAACGATCGACGTTGTAATTCTTGGTGCAAATCCACCTACTCGTCTTTATAATGGTAAAGATATTATGACCTGGCGATTATGGGAAGATATTAGAACGGGTGAAAAGCTTGAGGGCGCGCTTTATAAGCGATATAGTGATGGTGATCCAATTGAACCGGTTACTAAAACATATTGGAATGATTGGGCTGGTTCACTTGTAATCGGTGTCAGAAAAGATGATAAGGTAGTGACGCTTGGTAGTCTTAGTGGTTTAACTGAAGAAGTTTTAGCAAATGCAGCAGACTATATTGGGAAAATTGCTGAGATTACTGGGATGCAAATTATGCAGACTGGTGGCATTCGTCATCCAAGATTTGTGCGTTGGCGCCCAGACCTTACAGTACAAGATACGGATTGGCACCGGATTTTTGGCTAATGATGAGTACATTTGAGAAGATTGTACGCTCGGTCTTGGACGGATC